GACTTTATGGCGGATGCCGTGACAGAGCTGTTGGCCGGTCGTGCGACCTTCGACACGGTCTTTCCACAAAGCCCTGATCGGGCCGCGTTCTTGCAGGCAGCGCGCAACTACATGGACCGAGCTGGTTATCTGGCCAATGGGTTGATCTCCAACCCTAAGCTCAAGGAAGCCTACCCCGGTCTGACGTTGTACGGCGACATGTTTAGCACAAACAAACGGCCAATCGCTTCGGCTTACGGCATCGGCAATGCGGTGCCACACCACGTTGCAGCTGACGCATTCCAAGAAGCCTTGAACTTTGGCACACAGGCAATGCGACTGGGCGTGCAGCAGTTTACGGCTGGCGCGTTCAACGTAATGCCTAATGGAATGCCTACTGCACTATATGTTCCAGTACGCAAAGGGACGCAGGTTGACAACAATGGTCGCGTACAGACTGAAGGCATGTTTGGCGTAGCCACTTACGTGTCGTCTGATCCACAAGGTGCGCTCCGTACAAAGGCCGATGACACGCCAGCCCGGAACGCTTTCCAAGCTCGGGCGCAAGACATCGTTGACCGTGTTGGCCAGATCGACGCGCAATTGTTTAAGCTCCGTGGCCAACAAGTAATGTCTGACACGAGTGTCGGTGCGAAGGCAGCGACGGACGAGATGACCAAACTGTTTGAGCAGCGTGAGGGCTTGCTACAGGCGCTTATTCGGACTGGACGCAGCTTCGATGACGTGGCCCCTGTAGTCACTCGGGCCTCCAAGCCTGCCGACTTCCAGCAGTCAGCAGTTTACAAGCCGAACGATCCTTTGGTGGGGGTGCTGCAAGGCGCCATTGGCCAACAGGACGACCGCGCACTCAACCTTTTCAACCAATCGCTGGGTGATGGGATCGATGGAGACGACCTGTACTCCTTGGCCATGGACGTGCTTGAGCGTTCCGGTATGAGTGAAACGTCGGCTCGCAACGTCATCGTAAAAGAGTTGATGTCTGAAGGGTACGACGCCGCTATCGGTACGCTGGATGATGGCGGCGCTGCTGTCCCCGTCTTTGCGATATTCAACTCCGATGACGTGCGCAGCCTACGGTCGCCTGACTTGTTGGCTGAGCCGCAGAAAGACGTTGTACTCAAGTCAGGTGTCGGCATGGGCTTCTGGGAGCTGGTGGCTTCTGAGACCAAGCTGTCTCCATCCAAGGTCGGAGCTGTTGAAGACTATCTTCTGTACAGCGGCATGGCCGAAGACGCATCAAAAGTCGCCAGTAAAATGCTGACCGGCGCACGGGGCGGGTTCGACACCTTTATCCGGTTTTTCTTCGACGGAGCAGAACAGCGCTTCCAGAAGGCCGGGATGAAAACGCTGGCCGACAAGTTCTCAAACTTTACTGCCGAACACACCCGCATGACAGGCAACATCATCATGCCACTGCTGGAAGGCGTTAAGCGTGCTGGCAGCAGGCAGGAGTATGAGTACGTTGGCTTAAACAATTTGCCCGGTATGCCGAAAGGATACTTTGCAAAGATTGCCAACTACATGACGACGGCTGCGCAAGGCAACCAGTTCATGGGGATGCAGTTAAAGGAGCCTGCGCCGTTGCAACGGCTGAGAGCTGCGATGATTGATCCCAGCAAAGCTTCTGACTTGGCCAACGAGGAAGAACGCAAGATGTACACGATCTTGCGACAGAACTTCCAAGCCCAGCTTGTTCGGATGAAAAACGCTGGTGTGCTGGTGGGCGACTTGGGTCCAGATTACTTCCCACAAGTCTGGAACCCTGAGTTCATTCGCCGCAATGAAGCTGACTTCAAGGCTTTGATGCGTGAATACTTCCTGCGGGAGCGAGGCAATGCCTTAGACATGGCGTCAGCTGGTGGCGAGCCAGTTGAGCAGGTCATGGCCAAGCGAGAACAGAACGCCAAAAAGTTTGCCGATAAGATCTACAGCAACATCACTGGGAATGAGACTGGGGTCGTCGACTTCGACAGCCCATCTGGAATGGTTGACAGCGTGGACTTCAGTCGTCTGTTGCAGTTCCAGCGGAATGCCCCTGACCTGTTGGGCTGGGCCAGCAAATATCAAGAGCAGTCGCTCATGGCGACCGTCGTCCGTTACTTCGACGAGACGGAGCGTGTGATCCAGCAGGCCGACCACTTTGGCATCAACGGCCACGGGATCAATGACTACGCATATGTCCTCCAAGAAGGTCCATCTGGTGTGATCGAACTGCTTCAGACAGACAAGCAGTTCTCGATCAACCGCAAGACAGTTGGCCCGGATGGCTTGGAGCCAGATCAAAAGAAAACGCTTTCGATTAGCATGCTGAACCCAAGAGACGCTAAGAAGTTCGGTGAGCGTGCTATTGCACTGGCCAAAAGCAATGACCCTGCTGCGGCGAAGCGCCTCCTGATGCAAGCGTATCCTTCGGATGGCAAGCCGCCAATCACTTACGAACGACGGGTAAACGCAATCGTCGACGCACTGTCTGACTTCAAAGGAGAACCTGCTTCCATCCACCCAGACGACGTACCGGCGGTCAATGGGTACAGCAAATTGATTATGCGTCGGCCAGCAAGCGAGGCCACACAAACAGAACGGAAGGTTTCCCGAACCTTGCGTGCCGTACAGAATGTGACGTTGCTGTCCTACGCCACCATCTCGTCCTTCTCGGATCTGGCCATGCCAATCATCCGTAGCGGCGACTTCAAGGCGGCGTGGCAGGGCTGGTCGAAGTACCTCACCAACAAGGAGTACCGAGACACGATCCGGCGCATCGGTATCGCAATGGATGGCATCACGCACGAGCGGATGGCCCAGATGATTGGCGATGGCAGTAACGTAGTTCAATCGACTTACTTTAAACTGACTGGCCTCACGCCATGGACAAACGCACAGCGTGCTGGCGCCGCAGCAATCGGTGAGCATGGCCTCCGTCACCACATGGAAGCCATGAAGAAGATGGGCGTCGGCGCTCGTAACACGCCAGCGTACATGCGCCACAAGCGCGAGTTGATGAAGTTTGGGATGACATACGAAGGCGACCAACCAATTCCAACACTGGGCGGTGGGACAGACGCAGACCACATGTTCGAACGTGCTGTCATCCGGTTTACCGACGCCACGATCTTCAGCCCAAAGCCACACGACATGCCGTTGTTTGCTAACGGTCCTTGGGGCGCTTTGGCCTATCAGCTCAAGTCGTTCAGCATCATGTACGGGCGCTTCGCCGTGGAGATGCTGAAGGACGAGCCAGTTGAAGCGTGGAAAGCTTTTGCGAAAGGCGACATTGGAACAGCAGCGCAGTACATGAAAAAACCAGCTTTGCTTATGACGCTTGGCCCAGCTATCGCCTCTGCATCAATCGCTGGCAAAGACCTTGTCATGGCTCGTGGAGGCGAAGAAGGCCGAAGCGTTGGCATCAACCAGACCACTAAATTCAGCAACATCGTTGGCCCCGAGTGGTCAGACGAGCAGTTGGACGCCATTGCCGGATGGTACACGCACTCCTTCATGCAGGCTGGTGGCTTGGGTTTGCTAGGCGACATTCTTCGAACAACCGTCGAGCAGTCAGACAATGGTGCTTACGGCCAGCTGCGTGTAGCCGATGCAATACTTGGCCCAACCTTTGGTCTTGGCATGGATCTAGTCGCCAGTGTTGGTGCGGTTGGCGATATGGTTGGAGAAGCCGCAGGTGCTGACGTAACACCGGGCCGCCAGCGGCAGATGATCCGCGATGCTGTCGGCAGAGTGCCTTTCCTCGGGGGCAATAGGGCGTTCAAGGAAGGCTTTGTGGACGCGCTGAAACCGATGGAACGCAAGTCCAGCGGCGTCGGCGGAAGCGCGTACAAGCGAACCACCTACGGCACCACGGAGTTTTAAATGGACATAATGCTGATCCAACAACTTATCGCTGGAGGCGCAGCCGCAGTAGCGGCGGCCTTCGGTCTTTTCGTTTATCTGGCTGGCCGCCGAGACAGTAAGCGCCACCAAGACAAGCGAGCCAAGCAAAAGCTGGAGGCCATCAAACGCCATGCGCAGGATATTGAACGCAGCGTTCGCACTAGCAGTGACGCTGATGTTGACGAACGGTTGCGGAAGGGCGGCTGGTTCCGTCAGTGACGCATGCGAAGTTTACGGCTACATCTATCCAGCCGTGGGCGACACGATGGAAACAAAGAGACAGGTGCTGGAGCATAACCTGCTGCACCAGCAGCTGTGCGACTAGACGACGGGCTTGCCTTCAAGCTGTCGGATGCGCATCTCGCAGTAGCGCATAGCCTTTTTCCAGTCAGCAATCTCTGACTGTTTGGCCGTCATGCCGTCGTATGACTTCTGGCCAGCGCGGCTCACGTACTTAATCACGGCGCCACGGGCGTACATGCCATCGGGGTCGTTGCCCATGATAAACGTGATCGGCTCGATTTCGTTTTTGGCGTAGTGGTTTGGATGCTCAATGAGGTCTTCCTCAGTCAGCACTTGGCTCCCAAACTGAATAGTCATCGCAAAGCTCCTGCGCTGTCTCGGATTTTAATTTGCAGTACCAGCGTCCATCATCTTGGGCGATAGAATGAAGGCAAGTCGCACAGTTTTTTTCTGGCAACTTGCCTTCGCGGCACGCACCCCGTTTGAAGCAAAACCTGCAACGGAAGTCGTCTTCGTTGTCGGAGCATCTAGGCGCGTAGCCACCCATGACCCGTTCGGCTTTTGCCATCAGGGCATGGTACTCCAGCTCGTCGAACTCAACGACTTCGGCGTGAAGCTCAGACGTATCTTTGTTGTACGCGAGGAGGACCGCCTTCTCAAAGCCGCCCAGCCCCATGTAGGTCTGCATCTGTGCCAAGTATTGGGGGTGGCTCTCGGCCACCCCCTTCTTCACGAACGCACGCCATTTGGCAGCGTTCATGGTTTTGATCTCAAGCAGCGCCAGTTCGCCATTGGCCACCTCAATCTGGCCGTCGGCGTTACCACGAATGTGGCCGCCGTATTTTTGGTACGCGAACTGCCAGTTCGTTTCGGGGTCACGGTCGATGACAGTGATCCCCGACTGCTTGAGATCAGAGACGATGAGGTCTTCGAGCGCATGGCCCAAAGCAAAAACGCGCTGCGTCTTAGGGGGAGGCTCATCGTCTGGGAAGCCACGGAGAGAGAAGGATAGCGCGGCTTCACACGGGCCGCCGATGTTTGACCCACCAATGTAGGCGCGTGGCTTCGACTTACGTCGGCCAACAAAGCCTTCGTCAATGGCAGTGAGTATGGTCTCGGCAATCTCTGACATGACTTAGAACGGAATGTCGTCGTCAAATGTGGATGTGGAGCTAATGACCAAGGCTGGCTGAGCCGCTGGCTTCACCACGTCACTGACCTCTGCGTCAGGTTTAAAGACAGCCGTGACGTTCTTGTAGTTGCCAGTGCTACCGTCGTCGCGCACGAAGGCCTTACCCGGTTCGATCTTCACCTTGCATCGCTTGCCCTTCATCGAGTTGATGTCACCCGGTGTGTTAGGGTCGTCGTGGTCAATGGCCACAAGGTATTGCTTCAGCCGCTGTCGGCTGATGCGTGCCCCGGCTTCGCTTTCGCTGTAAACGCGAAGCGTGTCCGTGAAGATAGCGCCAGAGGCGTTCAGCTCCAGCTCAACGACAGGCCGTTCGCCTTGGTTCCGGGGGCCAAACTTTGCGTCCGTGATTTCGACAACGTGGACGCCGACGCCAAGCGAGCTGCTTTCGCTGATGTCTGACAGGTCTAGGTCTGCAAAGGTAAAGCTCATTTCTTTACTTCTCCGGTTTGAATACGCTTGATGATTTCAACGATGTTGGCCGTCTCCTCGACGGGGCGTGCGGCGCCGTATGGGTCACGGACCTTGCCGTGCCAGCCGTTCACTTCGTCGGTGTAGATAACCCGTTGGATGGTGGGTGGCCCGTCGCTCGACTTGACGGGGATTTTGGCCCCGCAGAATACGTTGTCGAAAATCGCCGGGATCTTCTTGCCCTGCTTACTGCCCTGCACTTGGGGCCAGTAATGATTTACGCCGTTGTTGTCCGCCTCCTCTTTAGCGAGACAGGTGACAACGACGTGGTAATCGTTTTGGTCGCGGATCATCCGCAACGTGCCCTCGATGGCCTTGCCGTAGTCGGCCCAGACCTTGAAGCCGTTGGCATCGCCGTACAGCTTGTCGTAGTGGCGGAAGATTATGTCAGACAGCTCGGTCAAGCTGTCGACCATAATCCATTTGTACCCGCCCTTCTTGAACTCGGGACTGCGCATCATCTTGAGCAGGTCTTTGAACGCGACACCGTCGCCTTCTGCGTGCTCCCAGCCCGTGAACGGCACGTAATCAATCTCGACGTCTTGCAGGCTTTTTAGTCCTGCCTCGCCACTGAAGATGATGCCCTTGCCGTAGGCCTCTGCAAAGTAACGGGCCGTGTAAGTCTTGCCCCAGCCTTGATGCGCTACGAGCAAACTTTTTGAAGGTTCATCGAGCGCGATGCTCGACGTTGATCTAATTGGTAATGACATTTCGCTTGCGTCCTCTCGCGTGTAGTGTCAAAAAACGCTACACTTTTTGCAGCAGAAAAAATAAGAAGGCAAGGAAAAAAGATGCTCGCATTCGATAAACTGGTCAAAGCAGTCGGGGGCATGCCCCAACTCGCAGCGCTGGCGGGACGCAGTAGGACGGCGACTTACCACTGGCGTAGATCACGCGACATGCGCATTGCGGACCTTGTGCGGATTTGCAGGGCTGCCGGGCTGGACCCGAAGGATTTCATCGAGGAGGACGATGCACATGGAGAACTGGATTGACGTCGCGCTGGAGTTTCACGAGGAGGGGTTGCAGGTACTAGCTCTTACCAAGGGCGCGAAAATCCCAGCTCACCAGTGGCAGTTCTGGCAGACAGTACGCCAGACTGAAGACGATCTACTTGATATTGCCGACTACTTTCAAAGCCCTGAGCCACCCGAGTGGCTGCGAGACGAGGGTGGCGTTCACACTGGGCGCCCGTGGCTGAGCACCAGTTACAAGGCGCGGCGACAGTGGCCCAAGCCTGTGCTACTCGACATCGGCGTCGTCACTGGCGGCCTGTCTGGCGTGGTCGTGATCGATTGCGATACAGCTGAAGCGCGGGACTATGCTGCTAGCATTGGCCTCACCGACACCCCAATGGTCGTTCAGACGACCAAGGGCTGGCACTACTGGTTCAAGCACACTGGCGAAGTGCGCAACGCTGCGTCTAAGGGGGTCGCTGGGCTGGACATCAGGGGCGATGGCGGCTTAGTGCGCGTACCACCCAGCACGGGGTTGAAATGGTTAAGCCGCAGCTCCATCGACGAGCTGCCCCCTTTTCCGGGGATGACCGCCCCCACCCCTAGCGACGACGGGCCAAAGTTTAGCGACCTCGACCTGACGGAATACGCGGTCAAAGGCCAGACAGCCGAAGAATGGATCATGGCCAAGTGCCAAGGCCAGCAGGTCACCAAAGGCGAGCGCAACGAAACCATGAAGCTGGTCGTCGGCCAGCTGATCCACGAACGCCGGGACAAAGAGTGGGTGCTGGACGAGGCAAAGCGGCTGGGAGCCATCTATTGGGACCATGAAAAGTACGCAGGCAAACAGACAGAGATCATCGTCGACAGCCTGTGGCGAGCCGACGTGCAGAACCATCCCGATTTGCACGGTGGCCAGCAGGAAGAAGAAGAGCCTCCTAAGCCACTGGTTGGCTATTTGTCGGACGCAACATCCGAGCGCTTCATCGACAGTCTGCCCCCTCGCAAGCCAGCCTTCGTCGAGACAATACTCGAACCGGGCAAGGCGACGATGGTTGCCGGGTACTCGGGCAGCGGCAAGTCCGAGCTGCTGATGATGCTGCTCAAGGCAGCGTGCGACCCGACTAAGCTGGGCAGTTTCGTTGGCCCATGGCAAATCCAAAGTACGCCACGCGCCTTGGTGCTGGACCCTGAGAACAATCCGCACTTGATCGCAGATCGACTGCGCCGGTTTTCGCTGATCGGTAACAGTGGAGACAACTTGCGCGTCCTGCCGGGTAGCGTGCCCGGGCCTGATGGCATGATGGACACAGCGCTGAACCTCACGACCAAGGCGGGGATAGGCCAACTCAGTGGACTTTTAAAAGTACACTCGCCCGACATCGTCGTGTTCGACACCGTTCGCAGCCACTTCCCCGGCTTGAAGGAAAACGAGGCAGCCGAGTGGACAGCCTACAACGTTCTGACGCAGAAGCTCACACGCGCTGGGCTGTGCGTCGTGTGGCTGCATCACAGTAACAAGCCCGGTGCGGATGGCTACGCCACAGAGGCTGGTTCCAGTCACGCACTGACCAACATCAGCACGCAGATCTTCGTGAAGCCAGTCTATCAGGACGAGGCTATGGCCCAGCGCAAGCACGCCATCTGGGATCACGACGAAAAGGTGGTACAGAACGTAAAGGGCGTGGCCTGCACGCCGTATCAGGCGATTGGCCTGACGCACAACATCGCAACGCCGCTCGACCGGGTGACGCAGATTTCTTACGGCAAGGTACGGGAGGCCAATCCAATCACGGAGCGCAGCTACTATCTGGGTCAAGCGCTAGGTGAACGAGAATGGCGGCCAACGCTTCACAGCACGATGAGCGCCAAGCAGGCGGCCTTCCAGTTGGCCACTGATCCACGTTTCACGAGCCAGCCAGACCCGCTGCTTGCCATTAGCAAGCGTCTCCGGGTTCCTGTGCCTCTACTTGCCGAGTGGGGTCTAAACGTCGGGGGCCAAGGTACACAACCTTAGCCGGTCCAAACATCTCTCTGATCTGATCCACGTAGCCAGCCAGCTGCGGCTCCGCCGCACGGTTGCGCTCCCGCGCAGATGCGTCAGAAATTGTCTCAAATTTTTTACGGAAATTTTGATGCACTATCCAGCAAAACCCCAAGAGGCACGTAGACACGAAGGAAACCTAAAGCGGTTCTTTTTGCGGACCCCAAGGGGAGCAAAAAGCTGTACGACCAGACGACCTAAGTAATCGCTCTGGGAGAGCGATTGCGTAACGAACTACTACCTACAAACCAGTTCTCTATATATAGGGCACAGCTCAAAAAACGTGTCAATAGTTTACAGTTTTTCCCCCCTAGTTAACATGCTGGTGTGACGGACAAGCCACGAAAATAAATGTACAGGGTAGCGCAACTGCTAGCTTCTTATCGCAAAGGGACACTAGCGATAAACCCTGCAATTCGTCGAGCCGTTTGTTACGCAAACGCTCCCCCGGAGCGTTTACTTAGTCGCCACGGCTTGGACGCTCCCCCGGAGCGTCCCGCCTTCAGCCACTCGCGCTCCCCTCCCTTTGGGGGTCGGGGCGCGAACCATCGTCCACAGGATTTTTGCTTGCTTGTGTGAAAAGGTGTAAATAAAGTGTACACCAACAAGCAGGAAGGCGGCGGTGCCCAAGCGCATACTTTCCGAAGATGAAAAGGACTGGCTACGTGCCCATGTTGCAGACCCACTACCGGAGCAGGCCAGCCGTCTCGGCTGTTGCACGGACACGGTCAAGCGGCTGCATGTTGAGCTTGGCCTCCGTCAATATCCGGGAGCCAACTTCCAGCCGCGCAAGCCAGCGCTGTGGACCCGTCCCTGCACATCGTGCGGCAGCACCAAGCGCCGTCCACGCAACCACTACTTCTGCAAGAGATGCAGACAAGGACTGGGTTATGGCTAAGTACGGAGGTCTACATGCCTCTTAGTGGTGTCGACAGGAAGCGCAAAGGCTCGAAGTTCGAAAACGAATTGGCCGCCTACTTCAACGAGGTCTGCGGCCTCGACTGCCACCGCACGCCCCTCTCCGGCGGCGGACGCGGCGAAGCACTGCCCGACATCACTGGCACGCCCGGTCTCGCCATTGAAGCCAAGCGCCACGAACGCCTGTCGGTCGACACTTGGATGCAGCAAGCCCGTAAAAACTGCGGCCTCGACCGCCCGGTCGTCATCAACCGCAAATCCCGCCAGCCCACACACGACAGTTACGTCGTCCTCTTTCTACAGGACTTCGCCGACCTCTACCGGGCTTGGCTCCAGCAGCAAGGCTACGTGACGGAGGCGGCCAATGAACATGACTGACAAGCTGCTTACGGAACTCAAGCTGACCCTCCGAGAAAGCGACGACCCCGTCGCCATCGTGGCTTTCGTTATCTGCGACACCGAGGACGAGACCGAACAACAAGTAAAAGTAATCGCCAGCATCCCCACGGGCAGTGCGCCAGAAATCCGTCAGCTCATCGGCGATGCCATGGACAAGGTCGTCGAGGCACGCAGCGAACCCCACGACCAGATGCCCTTTGAGGATAAATTGGCCCTCAGTCTATGCGAAACCTTTTACGACGAACTCAACGAAAAGCAGCAGTCGCTATGGGATTTCAACGAGGACGCCCTTGACCTGTGCGACGCCCTTGTTTCGGCCAACCTTTGCCGTGACGCCGTCCACGACTGGTACTGGCAGTTCCGCTCGTACATGGACGACAAGCCTTTTGACATGACGCCTGACCTCACCGCCTTCATAAGGCGTGGCCCCGAGGCAAGTGGACAGGAGATAGCAGCGCTTTGGACGGTTGCCGTTTGTCATCTTCTCCCGGTCGATCCCAACGACCCCCCATCAACCATATCGGATGGCATCGACGACGCGGCCACGCATTACGTCGCCAGCTTCTTCGAGTCGGTTGCCAGACAATCGGAGAGCCACTGACATGCGCAACTTCCACCTCGCCATCCTTGCCGTCGCCCTTGTGGCCGCCTGCATCTTCTACGCCCAGTACGCCCGTGCGATGAACATCGCCACCCCACGGGACAGCTTCCTGCATTCATTCCAAGAGGCCCGTGGCCAGCCGCTACACTCGATCTGGTGGTACATCGCAGGCATCGTCTCGGGCACCAACGCCACCAGCATCATCACCACCGGTAGCCCAGCCATCTGTGACGCCCACCCCTTCGAGCAGCACGACAAGACGGAAGAAGTCATCATGCGTTGGCTCCTCGTCCACGACCTGATGGACAACCCGGACATCATCCTCGAAGTCGTTGTGCCTCTCGCCTTCCGAGAGGCCTACCCCTGCAACGCCATTAACGCGTAGCGCTGCCGTCCTCCTAGATGCGCTACGCCAGCCCCCGGTCCCGACATCTCCTCCCTGTCAGCCGGGGGCGCCACACCAACCCGGACGACCAGCGCACGACATGCGGCTACTGTGTCTTCGCCACGGATTTTTAAGAAGGCCAGCCAATGGTAGACGTTCCAATCCCCACAGCCCGTATCGGCCAGCTGTTCGCCAGCCCCAGCGACGACGGTCGCATGTTCCCGATCCAGTACAGCGCTGCAAAAGAAGCTAACACCCTTGGCCTAAAGTTCGCAGGCGGCAACTCAGCGCCACCAGCCAGCGTCCGCTTTTACAACCCCGGCGCCATAGCCGCTCGCACATCAGACGACGGCCACAAGTTACTCGGCGCCATCGAGACGTCCGACCTACCCGGCTCAGACGGCAAGCCACTCCCGACGGCAGCCTTTGCCAAGCCCGAAGACGGCGTCGCCTACTACGGCTACTTCATCCAAGCTCGCGTCGGCGACCAGCCCACCATCGACAAGATCATGAAGGCCTACGCCACTGGCCACCCAGACGCCTACAAGAAGTACATCAAATCCGAGACGGGCATCGACACGACCCAAGTCTTAGACGACGACCAGCTGGCCTCCGTCGCGAAGGCAATGTTCAAGTGGGAGAGCGGCGGCACCAAGCCCTACTCCATGAACGACCAAGCTCTTACCCAGATGCTCGACAACGTCGACATCAAGGCCCAAATCAACCGTGGCCGCACAGCTTACAAGACACAAGAGGATCCCGGCATCCCAGCCTCAGATCCAATCGCGGACATCATCGCTGCCAACGAGGCCGTCGTCGTCCCGGCCAGCCTCAACAACAACACGTCCGCCAACGACAGCATCGGCGCCATGATGACCCAGTACGTCGACGCCACCCCCAACCA